TGAAAACTTAAATACACCATCAACAGGTGTAATTGTAATTTCATCATTAGTAATATAGTTGTAAGCAGTACCATCAACAGCAGTTGTAAAGGTTTGTCCTTTATTCATTGTTAAAGTTGTTCCTGTTGCGTCATTAACAACAATGTCAACTGAAGCAGTTGGAGATTTTGCAGACGAAGGAGTATAACCTAACATTTTAGCAAGTGAAACTACATTTGCTCTTACATCAGCAGAATCCAAATACATTTCATTTGCTAACATATTAGCATTGAAACCAAGATAGTGTGTATTGTATGCTAGTGTATCTAACAATACAGCAAAACCAGAACCTTCAAAATTATAGTCTGAAAATTCTGCTTGACTTTGTAAAAATACTTTTAAATTTGCTTTTATCTGGTCAAAATCTAATTCTGAAATATCTATCTTTGTGCTTGCCATATTCTTTCCTAATTATTAGTCAAAGTAAGTTTTTGATAACTCACCACGCTCTTTTGTTTCGCCTTTTTTTCTACATCTTATATAAACTTGTACCGTACCACCACCTGGTTTAGTATATGTTCTAATACCACTAGCGATTACAGAATTAGCACCATCAGCTGAATCTGGATATGTGTTTGATATAGTAGCAGCATTATCATACTGCCAAATACTATTTGAATTTGGTACATCTACCCACGCCATATTATCTTAACCTTTGTAAATATGTTTCTACTACGATTGGTGTTGAAATACCAATAACATAGAAACTAATTTGTATATGGTATCTATTTGCGTCTTCTTGTGGTTGAGCAATAACATCTACTATCTTTGCTCTTGGTTCAAAGTTAACTAAAACTTCTATTACCTTTCTCTCAAGGTTTAACGCAGTAAGAGGTGTCATATTTTCAAATAACAATGCTCTTACATCACTACCTATTTCTGGATGAAAAGGTCTCTCATAATGATTTGTTTGTATTAAATTCTTTACACTTCTTTTTACAGCATCCACATCTTGCAGTTTAACTATATCCGAGGTAACTGGATTTCGGGTAAAGTCTAAATCTAAATCAGAATATATCCGATTTACTCTATCTTTACTAGTTGAACTTTTTGAATCGTAAAATGCCATAACTCTTATATTTATACACTATCCCGCAAATACATTAGGACTACCTGCTGCCACAGAAGTACATCCTGATAATGCGTCACCTATTCTACCACAACCTTTACCGTTAATAAACACCGTTGTTGAACCTGTTGCAATTGGTTTAGCGTGAGGTATACAAGGTACAGCAGGTAATAAGTGTGTCGTGTTATTATCACCTTGTCTGCTAACAGCTATACCGTTGCAAAATACATCTGGACTACCTACTGCTCTGGTCATACCTGAACAATGGGCAACATCAGCGTCTCCTATCCTCGTAACCGCAGGCATTCTCTCTCCATTAATTGATTTAACTTATCTGTAAAAGTTGATATGTAATTATGTTGTTCTTCCGTATGAGGTGGTTCTGGAAAATCAGGTTTAAACGAAATTAATGCTCCAATTTCGTTGGGAATATCATTTGTATTATTATATGTAAAAATTCTATTTTTAATTCTTACTTTAAATTCACCTTCCATTATTTTTACCTCTCTTTTGTAATATTTATTATTATTTTTAAAAAATACATTTAAATTGTAAACTTTTTCTTGCCTCATTTAAAGATTTTAATAAATTTTTCTTGGAAACTGAATCTCCTTGAACTGATTCTTGTAAATCAGGAAAAAACTTGCAATTATGCACATTCCTAGTACAATTAGAGAACAAAAAGAGAACAAACAGCAAAAAAACTACTGATTTTATTGATTTTTTTGGTATTTTCTCCATTTTTTCCTTGACATTTGTTTGGAATTACGGTATTATAGTATGTATATGAGAACAAAAGGATACACTATGAAAAATACTGATAAAGATTACAACTATTTTTTAGAAAAAAAGAACTTTTATGTTTCTGAATTGCATATGGGATATGATTGTAAATTAGAATCTATTACTGATTACAAAGGACCGTACAATTCTCTAAAAAAAGCCCAAAATGCTTATAAAAAGTATATTTGTGCTGACAAATTCTTAAATCATTGGGATTTCGGAATAAGAGGACCTATGAGAACTAACAAAAGCCGTGTAAGTGGAAGTATACCATCAATATGGTATCCTGACGGTACACTAAAAAAATATAGATAAGGAGAAAAAATATGTATAATAGAACTATGGTATTTGAGAAAGCCGACACATTAGATAAAGGTATTTCTTTAATGATGGAAGGTGCTAAAAAAGACTATTACAATTCATCTACACATAACGGTCAGAAAGACCTTGGAGATTATTGTAAAGGACAATTAGATAATTGGGATAAAATGATTACAATTTCTAACGGAAAGAAGTATATTAAAGTTGTTAGAGATAGAGGAGTATTTGCATTTATCGTAAAAGAAGACTTTAAACATTTTAAGAAAGGTGATATATTGAAACCTGCTGGTTACAATGCACCTGCATTAAATCAACCTAGAGGAAATGTTCTAACTGGGAATTACCCTATTCAATGGACAGGACCTCTTTATTTAAAATAAGGAGCTAAACACTATGAAAAAACTAATAGAATATTTGACTATAGTTTTGTCAGTTGCTGGTACATTAATGTTAGTATGTGCTGCTGGTGCAATTGATGGTGGATATAAAGGCATACCAATGAACGATAATTGGATTGCTTGTGGGGTATTTACTTTGTTAGGAATAACAATGTTTATACTTGCGTTATATTCACAGGAACTTTATAAAGAACAAAAATAATGCCAGATAGAGATTACACACAATACGATATAGATATGTTCTGTAAATACGGCGATTGGGATGATGAAGAAGAAACTGGTTTAACCCAGGAAGATATTGACCACGCCTCTAAAAACGGATACAATCCTTTTGATTAAACTGCCCAAGGTGTATAACCTTGCTCTTTGGCAGTTTCGTCATCTTCACTTTCAATAGTATGCACTTCAGGGACATAATGTCTCATCATACTTTCAACACCTTGTACTAGTGTCTGTTTGGACATAGCACAACCTGAACAACTACCTGCCATTTCTAATTTTAATACTCCACTATCATATGAGATAAAATTAATCTTGCCATTATGAGCAGCAACTGATGGAGCTACTTTATCATCTAATATATGTTTTATATTTTCTATTATTTCTTCTTTTGTTCTATCTTCTATCATTTTAAATTAAGTTTGTTATTTGATACTTTTCTATTATTCATATTTGTTTCCAAAACATAATTACCACTTATACTTATTCTTTCAAAGTCTTTATAATATGCTGGTACATAATGATTTAAACCAGCAGGAAAAACAAACATTAATCCTTTATATGGTTTAACAGCAAAACTATTCATCTGTAATTGTGTTATTCTTTCTCCATATTGAAATACTATTTGTCCTGCGTGTTGACTATTAGTAATAGGAACATCCTTTTCAAATATCTCATCATCTACATCACCATATATAACAAAACTAAATTCACCACCGTGGTCGTGTATTGGATTATGGTCACCTGCTTGTTGAAAGTTTATCCATAATTGTTGTAATCTCAATGCACCCATACCACCAGATTGTCCCATCATTAATTTGTTTATATTCGGCCAATCAGGTCCATAGTGAGTTTGTAGTATTTCAAAAAATTCAAAAACTTTTTGTACTATTGCTTTATCTGCTCTGTTTCTAACATCTTTATCTGGTCCTGCAGGATACTGAATACTAGTTCCTGTTTTCATATTACCAGCAAGTTTTCTTCTATGGTCTACTTCTTTATCGTGTCTTGTTCTTTGTCCTTCTTCAATCAACATATCAATTATGTTTGTATCCATTTCACAACGATAGATTGGTGGACCAAAAGGATATAATACCTCACCGTCTATTTTAGGATGTACCATTTGAGGTATAATAGTTTGTTCTCTAAACTTTGTCATTATATAATCCTATCATAAAATTACTCTTTTGTCAATATGCCAATGTCTTCTATTGTATCGTTTAAAAACTTATTCTTTTCTTTTAATATCTTATTTTCAATGGTCAATACTTCAATTTGTTTACACAAATCTAAATCACCTCTTTCATCATCTAATACCATTTGTAATTGTCTTTTTAACAATGTCATTTGATAACTATAATCTTTCTCTAATGGAAGATTGATTTCAGCATTATCCCATAATGTTATTTCTTCTGTCATTATGCTCCGAAGCTTTCTCCACAACCACAAGTGCTTTTTGCGTTGGGATTTGTTAATTGTAAAAATGAACCAAATATTTCTTTCTTATATTCTATTGTCATTCCTGCTAACATTAATATGCTAGACTTATCTACTAACAAAGTAAAGTTGTTATAATCTAATACTTCATCATTGTTATCTTTGTCGTTTTCAAACGACCACTCGTATTTAAAACCTGCACAACCACCACCTTTAACTTCTAAACGAACATATTTTTTATTATGTTCTTTAGATAGGTCTGTCAAGTGAGCGTTGGCGCTTTCTGTTA